AATATAGTGGAAATATAATTACATTGGATTGGAATAATCCTTGTAGTGTAGAAGAAGTTATAGAAAGACTATGATAATTCCAGGTAATAGATGTTTTATACATATCCCAAAGTGCGGAGGAACATCTGTTACTCAGGGATTAAAGCATCAATACAAAATCAATGCTGTACTTAGACATTCTAATCATCCCTTTATAATTCATCATAAGAAAGAGGGAAAGGATATAACAGACTGGCACTTCACATATGACGAAGCATATGTACAGTTTCCAGACTATAAATATATTACAATGATTAGACATCCTATTGATAGATGGGTTAGCATATACAAACATTTTCTAATGCTAGGAATGATTGAAACAGATTTAAAAGATTGGACAATAAGAGCATTGTCAACTTTGCCTAGTCTTAACTTTTTTGATAATCATAAGTTTGAATATGAAAACTCTTTTAAGAAGTTTGCTAATTTTTTTAAACCACAATGGATGTATTATAGAGAACCTGAAGTAAGAGTGCTTAGATTAGAAGACGATAGTATATGGGTTGCACTAGATGTAATGCCCCAGCACCTTAGAAAAGGAGTAGACATTCCAGAGTTTGATAGAGATGAGATAGGAAGTTTGATATATACTTTCTATAAAAAGGATTTTACAAGATGGCATCAATTCGACAAATAGATAATATAATACCTTATCCAATAGAATTTGATGAAGCAGATTGGGATAATCCTATAGGAGTGCAAAGGAAAACAGAACTAACAATATTTGAAGATTGTGATACTATTCCTGTAATGTGGCAGTATGCAAAAGGCAGACCACATATGCCAGCAGCACGAACAGAATTTTATGATAAGTATTATGACCAATACTGGTTTGACATACTATATCGCAAGTTGTATGAACATTATGGATATGGAAAGTATATTAGTATACTATTCGCCAGACTCAAACCACAAGGACAACTAAAGCCTCATGTGGATGGAGGAATATCTGTAGTACATAATCATGATGTTCATGTTCCTATTACAACAAATCAAGACTGTATATTTACAGTAGGCGATGAAACAAGACATTTAGATATAGGAAACATATACGAAGTAGATAATGCCGTTACCCACTCCGTAGTTAATGGAAACGCTAGTAGAATACATTTATTAGTTGAATGGCATAATCCTGCTAAAGTTAGAGGATATTATGATAAAGTACCTAGTGTACATGGAGACGGTAAAATTTATAGAATATGGAGAAAACAATGATATTATACACAGAAGAACAGCTACTAATTGCTTACTCTAGACATATAAGAGAAGTAAGTAAATTAGATTTTGTACAGATTCCTACACTAGAAGAATTTAGAGTAATCTATGAGGAAGAATGGACACAAAGATATAGGGAGATGAATGATGGGGAAGATTAGACAATGGTTTAGGAATTGGTTTGATAGAGCAATTGAAAAGTCATTCCAAAGACAAGCAAATAAAATATTTGCAAAACATAATGTTCACTATAGAGATGGAGACAACACATAATGGCAGATGATAGAGTAAGTAGAGAAACTGCTGAATTAATACCATTACCACCACATACGTGGTATGTAAGAACAGTAGGTTGGATGTTAGAGCAAGAAAAAGTAAAAGAGAACATAGCAAATGTTCCGCCTAACGAACCTTTAATAAACAGCTTGAGGCAGCATGGGATCAAATCTCCCATCCTGTGCATGCCCAACTGGTACCCCATTGCAGGCTCTCAGCGAATGAGAGCCGCTTTGGACCTTCCAGAGATACACGACCAAGAAATAAGAGTCTGCCGCTTCGATCAGGAGTGGTGGCTCATATATTACCTATGGGGAGATACAGATTTTAGAGACAAAGCCTTGGCAGTCTGGTTTCAGATGGCAGAACTTGTTTGGAAGTCTAGGTACTACGAGCATGAGGTTGACCCAAGTGGTATGGATATGAGAGAGTTCGAACGCATTGGCGATAAACTAAAATGGAAGCATGACAAAAACGATAAAAAGTGGAAATAATAAGTCACATAACAAAAATAATCCTTGACACGGGGTTAAAAATTTGATATAATATATATAATTATGACAGCAGAAGAACTTTTACAGGAAAAAGGAATACATTATCAACTTTCAGGCAAAGATGCTAAAGTTGTATGCCTTAACCCAGAACATGATGACAACAATCCAAGTATGAGAGTGGATAGAGTCACTGGCGTATTCAACTGTTTTTCCTGTGGTTTTAAAGGAAATTTGTTTACATACTTTGGAGCACCTTCTAGCCCTTTAGAAGTAAGGCTCCATCGTATTCGTGAAGGAATAACGAAAGTCAAGTCACAAACAGTAGGTATTCAATTACCTAAGGAGAGAATAAGATGGGCAGGTGGACCGCTTAGAAATATCTCAGAGGAAACTCTACAGATATGGGATGCGTTTACTTGGAACACTCCTAAGTTTGAAGGCAGAATTGTCTTTCCAATCCGTAACATCACAGGAAAAACTGTTGCCCTAATCGGAAGATTAATCAGTGAAGCAGGTATGGGACAATCGAAGTACTATATCTATCCTGGCGGGGCAGAAATGCCCTTTTGCCCTGCCAAGGTAAAACCAATACAGAACAGAGTTATTCTAGTTGAAGGCATATTCGATGCTCTTAACTTATGGGACAAAGGATTAAAGAATACTGTTTCTTGTTTTGGAACGCAACAAGTGAATTGGGTAAAGCTATCTTTATTAAAAATGCAGGGAGTACAAGGAATCGACATTATGTTTGATGGCGATGAGGCAGGAAGCAGAGCTGCAGAAGCTGCCAAAGGTTTAGCTGAAAAGCTAGATATGTCAGCGAGGATAGTAACTTTACCAATAAATACAGATCCTGGTAACTTAAATCGTGACCAGATAAACAGATTGAAAAAGAAATTATATGGCGAATAACTATAAAAATTGTGCTACTAATCGTTCCAAGAATGACTTGTGGACTGAATACGAGTATACTTTTTGTGAAGAACAAGAGTGGGATATAGAATTTTGCTCAGATACATTAGGAAGAACACCAGTATCAATTAGAAAAGCTAAACAGAAATACAATCTAACTTTTCACAAGCCTTCCCTATGGGAGGAAGGTGGTAAGAGATGGCATCCACTAGCTAAAGCAATACTCTTTGAGTATAAGAGAAAACATTTAGAAGATAAGACTCCTATATTACAAGATGAATGGTTTGAAATACAAAGAAAATTGTATGATGTAGAAGGTTTTTACAGAAATTACAAGCAGTGTGATATGCAAACAGAAGCTAGAAGAATGGTTAATCATCGTCAGACTGAATATTCAAGAGCAGATATACATGAGTCTTGGACAGTAGTTAAAGAGCCTACAGATGCTAAAGATACTATAGAAGTAGTATGCCCTGTAGGACACGAGTTCACACATCATTTTCATGCGTGGGCAGATAAAGACATAGGTTGTTTAGCCTGTGCAAGAAAAGAAGATTCAACATTATACTTTTTAGATTTTGGAGAGTTTGTAAAGATAGGTATTACTGTCAAGACTCCAGAGAAAAGATTCCCTGAGTATGATTTTCTTACATTACTAACAATCAATAATATAGGTTGGGGACATGCCCACTATATAGAACAACAAATTATTAAAAACAACAAAGAGTTTGCAACAGAACCTGAATTACTAGTAGGCAATGGCTCAACAGAGTGTTTCACTCCTGATGCAAAACAATCAATTTTAGAGGAATTAAAACAATGGCAGTAGCCCTAATAGAAACAAAAGCATCATCGACCAACTGGGATAGATACTTTGATTTTGAGATAGACCGATATGCTCTATGCTCAAATTCGAGTGTCAAAAAAGTTCTCAAAAAAGATGTAGATATAGAAATCGATGTCGATGCGTACGAATGGCTCATTCTTGTAGGTTCAGAGGCCTTCAAAATGTATACAAAAAAGACTTCGGTAACAGAGTTCAATGGAAAAGTTTGCGAATCTAAGTTTTTAGGTTTAATTAATCCTGCAATGATTAAGTTCAAACCAGAAGCAAAGACAGAGTTCGAGCGTGCTGTTGAGAGTATATCGAAATATGTAAGCGGAGAATTGCGACAAGAGAGGCTCGGAGAAGATGCATGTTATGGTATCACAGAGACAGATGACTTACTAACATATCTAAATGAAGTTCTAGCAGATAGTAAAGACTATGTTGCTCTTGACTCAGAAACATCAGCATTATATTGTAGAGATGGATATATGTTAGGATTCTCTATGTCATACAAAGCTAATCATGGAGTCTATGTTGACTGTGAAGCAATTGATGAAGAATGTGAAAAGATTATGCAGTTGATATTCAATACTAAACGAGTTGTCTTTCATAATGCTAAGTTTGACTTACAATGGTTTGAATATCATTTCAACTTTGAGTTTCCACATTTTGAAGATACTATGCTCATGCATTATATGTTTGATGAAAGACCTGGAACACATGGTCTTAAAACACTAGCAATTAAACACACTCCATACGGAGACTACGAAGCTGAGCTTTCCAACTGGATAGCAGACTTCAAGAAAAGAACAGGTATACTCAAAGATTCATTTGATTATAGTATGGTTCCTTTTGATGTCATGCGTAACTATGCTGCAATGGATGCCATAGTTACATTTCTATTGTTTGAAAAGTTTGAGAAAGCATTAAAGACTAATGACAAACTATACGGAGTATATAAACATATTCTAGTAGAAGGATGTAGATTCTTGAAGTGTATAGAAAGTAAC